ATTAGATGCATAGTTGAGGCTGGTAAGTTAATAGCTATTTTTATAGGAGTAGGTATCACAAGTGCTGTTATCTGGATGAATAGATGTACAGGGGGTGATTGTTAAAATTATGGAAAAGGTACCTACAAATATGACAGAGAAGTTACTAATAGATACTGCCGTAGCAACTCCTGTAGTTACTATGCCGTGGTGGTTACATATGTTTGAGCAATACATTCAGTTAGGTATTACTGTGACAACATTGCTAGTTGTCTTAAGCCGTTTATATGTTATAATTAAAGAGTGGAAAGGTATTAAAAATGAACAAAAGTAAGGAGAGAAGTAATGCCTAAGCAAACACTACTTGAGATGACACAGAACATACTGTCTGACATGGACAGTGATGAGGTTAATGGTATTGCTGATACATCAGAGGCAACTCAGGTAGCAACCATTATCCGTACCACTTACTATGATCTTATTGCTAATCGCAGTATCCCTGAGCATCGTGAGTTGTTTCAGTTTGAAGGGCTGTCTGATTCTGATAAACCTACTCATCTACGCTACCCTGCTACTGTAACACAACTTGATTGGCTTAAGTATGATAGTCGTAGTAGTAGTACAGATACAAAGATTAACTATTCTATGATAAAGTACTTGACTCCACAGAACTTTCTTGATATACTTAATAGTAGAGATAGTACTGCTTCCTATGTAAAAACCGTGGCAAGCACAAGTGGTGTAAGTCTTCTGGTTAGGAACGATGCTAACCCTACTTACTGGACTTCGTTTGATGATGACTACGTTGTATGTGACTCTTACGACTCTAATATAGACTCCACTCTACAGAAATCAAAGACTGAAGGCTATGGTAAAATAGAACCCACCTTTGCCTTAGCAGATTTAACCTATCCGGATATGGATGTTGATTTATTCCCATTACTCTTATCAACATCAAAGGCTATCTGCTTTGCAACACTTAAGCAACAGAACAATCAAGCTGCTTCTGCTGCATCACGTAGCCATATCGTAAGACAACAGAACAATCGTCATCGTCTTAACAAAGCTAACAATGTAATTTATCCTAACTACGGAAGGAAGTAAACATAATGACCTCTTATGTAACACCTAAAGGCGTAACCTATCTTGTTGAAAGCAGCCCTACAAATAGCTTTTTAACCTTTAAACAAGAAGGTGGTGGTAAACTACCTACTCAGTTAACAGGTAACTTCACAGCAACACGGTTTATTAAAGATGCATGGGCTAATTATCTTACTGTATTAGATAAACCTGATATGCGTTTGAAAGAGAATAAACCTAAAGAGGCTTCGTCGAAAGCATAATGGCAACTGGTGTCAAACCATATAGCAGCTTTGTAGCTGGTCTCATTACAGAAGCTGGGCCTCTTACATTCCCTGAGAATGCCAGCTTCGATGAGCTTAACTGTATCCTCTTTAGACAGGGTAATAGACGTAGACGTCTTGGTGTTGACTTTGAGAATGGTTACTCTCTTTCTGCTGCGTCACAGACACTGGCAACAGTCAGAGACAAAGCTATTAATAGTCATGTATGGACTTCAGTAGCAGGTAACGGTGCCAGAAACTTCCTTATCATTCAGATTGACACTGTCCTCCACTACTATGATCTGAGCACAGAGCCTCTGAGTAGTGGTAAGAAGACGTTCACAACTGACCTGACTACATACACAGCCTCAGGTGCTACTGACATCGGCTCAGTCCCTATCTCTGTGACATCAGGTAAAGGTCTTGTATTCATCTCATCACAGAAGATTGAACCATTCAGTGTTGAGTATGACCCAACAGGGGACTCTATTACTGAGACTCAAATCAACATTCAGATTAGAGACTTTGAAGGACTGGACGAAGACCCTGCGTTGGAGAACAACGATGAGCCAGCGACCTTGTCTATTTCCCATGACTACAACCTTAAGAACCAAGGGTGGTCAAGTCCCGGTGAAGGTATTGCTGATCCAACAGATACATACTTCACATCTAAAGCTAAGTATCCTTCTAACTCTAAGCAGTGGTGGGTTGCTAAGAATTCTGATGAGGCTTTTACACCAGACCTCTTATCTAAATTTGAGTCAGGTAACACCAAGGCCCCAAGAGGACACTTTAAACTTAATCCTTTTTATCAGGATCGGAGTACTGTCTCAGGTGTTGTGGGTATCCCAGTTGTTAATGAGGACAACCGTCCAGAGTTCATTGACTTCTATGCTGGAAGAGTATGGTATTTAGGTATTGAATCATCTAACATTAACGGACATATATACTTCTCACAGGTACTGACAGAGACTGATAAGGCTGGTCTTTGCCATCAAGAATCTGACCCTACCACTGAAGACCTGAGTGAGTTGATTGAGAACGATGGTGGTGTTATTGTTATCCCTGAGATCGGTACAATCAGAGGCTCTCTTGTCATCAGTGACAGTCTTATTATCTTTGCATCTAATGGTGTATGGCAGATTTCAGGGGCATCACAGGATGGTTTTAAAGCCACTGACTTCCAAGTAAAAAAGGTTACCCCTGTTGGCTGTACCAGCAGCGGCTCAGTTATTGATATTGAAGGTGCTCCCTTCTGGTGGTCCGATACAGGTATCTACACACTGGCATCTGATCCAGCTACTGGTATGTTAAAAGCACAATCTATGTCACAGAATACTATTGAGACATTTTATCAAGAACAAATACCCGCCTTATCAAAGACCTATACACGTAGTGTCTATGATCCTGCAACTAAGCGGGCCTACTGGTTCTACAATACCGTAGCACCATCTAATGATGAGTACAAAGGAAGGTACAATGCGGCTCTTATCTTTGATTTCTCGATTGGTTCCTTTTATCCTTGGAAGATTAGCGACCTTGCAAGTGAAAGTCCCTTCATTCTTAGCTTCTTTAACACTCAAAGTGTCAACGCCTCAAGCCGTACTGAACGGGTGGCTAATAGTGCTGGTGACACTCTTATCGCATCGGGTGGTAATGTAGTTGTTGATGTTAACACTATCTTAGGTTCCAGCACATTCCTTAAGTATCTTGTTATGGTACCTGATGGTGCAGGGGCCTTCAACTATACCTTTGCTGACTTCAACAACGGTGACTTCGTAGACTGGGAAACCAAGGACGGTGTAGGTATCACCTATGACAGTTACCTTGAGACAGGCTACGAACTCTTCGGTGATATTGAGAAGGAGAAGCAGTCTGTGTACACGACCTTCTACTTCCAGAAGAGTGAGACAGCCACAGCTGGTGGTGCCTTGGTTAACCCATCATCTTGCTTTGTCAGGGCTAAGTGGGACTGGACAGATTCAGCTGAGGCGGGTAAGTGGTCAACACGTAGACAAATATACTCCTTGAAAAGACAGTTCGATAGTGGTATACTAGGTAATGAGAAACCGGGACAAACGGTAATCATAGCACGGGAGAAAGTACGTGGCAGAGGAAGAGCATTGCAGTACAGATTCGAATCAGAAGATGGTAAAGACTTCAACCTCCTTGGATGGAACAACACAGTCAGTATCCAAGACGGGTTTTAATATAAGAGACGCTACCTTGGATGACATCGAAGAGCTTCTTCTGATGGCTGAAGAGTTTACTACTGAGACTGATATTTCTGAGATGTTTAATAAAGAACATATGCGACTCCTTTATACTACGTACATTCCCCATGTTGATGGTGTTTGTATTGTTCTGACCAAGGAAGATAAAGTAGTAGGTGTGATAGGGGGTGTTGTTGCCCAACATACCTTTAATCCAGAGGTAGTTATTCTTTCAGAGTTACTTTGGTTTGTATCTAAGACTTACAGAAAGTCAATGCAGAGTATAAAACTCTTTAAGAGGTTTGAACAGGAAGGTATACGTCTAGGTGCTACACAAGTCTATGTATGTCTAAGGTCTAACTTAAAGGACCAGTCAGTACAAAGAGTTTATGAACGTCTAGGGTATACAGAACAAGAACGTACATATGTAAAGAAGGTATAATATGGCAGCAGTATCCACTTTCGTAGCAGTAGGTTTAGCGGTAGCATCCACAACTGTCAGCTATCTTGGGCAGAAAAAGGCTCAGAAGGCTGCATCTAAACGCGCCAGAGAAGCCTCTGCTGCAAGACAACGTGCTGAGGCCCTACAGAAGAGGCGGGAAGACATACAGGCAGCTAGACAGAGACGTAGATCAGCTGCTGAAGCACGGAGGTTCAGGGGTCAGGCTGTTAACAGAGCCGCTCTGCAAGGGGCTGGTGGAGCCATCGGAGCACAGGGGAGTACTGTGCCGGGTGTCTCAGCTAACCTACAGAGTCAGCTTAACTTTAACAATGCCTTTACTAACCGTGTCACTGAACTCAATGCAGGTATTCGATCTGCCTTTGGTCAAGCACAGGACATTGCTAACCGTCCTATCACAGCTGGTTCAGGTCTAATGGCCTTCGGTAGTCTGTTAGGTACAGCAAGTAAATTCGCAGGGTCGAAGGGAGGTTCAAGTTGGATTGATAGTTTAGGAAAAGGAGGTGGAATTGGTACAACAGGTGGACCACAGGCAGAAGGATTGGATTATTTTTAATGGTTGATACTTTTGACGTTGCAGGGGAACTAGGGGAAACAGATCAGTCCACTATGCAAGTAGAGGAGGATATCTTCAAGCCTACTATTGACCTACCTGACTCTTATGTTGATACTGTATCCTCTAAGGTAGCTGCTATCCAAGGTATACGTGCTGATAACTTAGATGCAGTTACTCAGGCGTATATTACTACTAATCAAATGATCAGGCAAGGTAACTTAGAGTCTGTTAAACAACAGTACCAAGCTGAGGAAGCTTTATATGTTAGAGAGGCTGTGCAAGATACAGCTGTTCGTGGCTTAGAGAACGGTGAAGATATCAGCGACTTAGCGTCTGTGTTATCTTCATACGTTGATAATGATATCCGTACCTCTAAGAACCAGATTATCGAAGATACATTCTACAATACTATGATTGAAAGGGCTGCAACTAACCCTAACTACCCCTTACTGTACGAGGCGATCCTTGATACTAAGGAAGAAGGACATGCACTGGAACGTTACTATGAACAGTCTCGTAGATACAATAAACTACGTAACTTCTTAGCTGAGAAAGGTAAAGATAAAGATGATCAAGGTTTCCTTACCTCGTTAAGTGAAACTATTGGTAACTTTGCAACTGGTAAACGCCAACATATGTTGTTGAACATCCAGAACGCACAGAGTGGTGAAGAGAAAGGTCTTATTGGTGGTACTATTGATCTTATTTCCAGTATTATCTCAGACGATCCTTCTGAGTTTGTTAATAATATCAGAAATACCTTTGAAAACTCTACGGCAGAAGAATATGATGAGTGGTTTGAAGACTTTGTTAATGTTATTGAGGCTTCATCCGGTCTTGTGGGTACAAACGAGGCAGCTGTTGAAGAGATCACTAACCTTTTAGTCGGGGCTGGTGATGCAGAGCTAGGAGAAGCTGATATATGGAACCGTATTGAACTCCTAGAGGTGCCGTTAACCTCATTAGGTAGTATGTTGCTGAAGATGCGGCGTGTGTCTAAGGCAGAATCGTTAATGGAGTACGGTGGCTCAGACCTTGCTGAAGAGATGACAGAAAGAACTCTTATTGACGCTGGTGATGCTAAGCAAGTACTGAAAGAAGCACGTAAGGAAGATGCAGTTGAGAACATCATGCCAACAGGTGTTAGTCAAAAGGATAAACACTTCAATGCCCCTAAACCTACTCAACCTATCCTTGAACGGCTTGCAACACATGACGTTGTTGCTGAGAAACTAAAGGAAGAGCTGACCAAAGGACGTAGGATCACAGAAGACCGTCTGGAAGATATCTTTAAGGAAACACAAGAAGAAGTAAGAAAAGAGTTTGGTAACTCCTTTGTAACTGATTTTAATCTAATCCGTGATACTGAACGGGGTGTAGATCAGATTGAGTTTCTTATTGGAACTAAACAAGGTCGTGCGTTTGCTGATGAGTTCTCTGCAAAAGTCGGTATTACTAAGCGCTTTGGTAAAGATGCTGCTGATTACGAAGCAATTCCTGATCCTTCAACATCTGGTTACTTTATTAAAGGAAAGAGAGACCTTGACCAGACATTCGTAGTTGATGAAAACCTAGCTAATGGGTATGGTGGTCTCATTGGTGGTATCTTACGCAGCTCAACCAGTATCCTTCCTGAGTGGATGGGTGGTAAGGCTATGGCATCTCAGTTCAAACGATCTAATATCATTAACCAACTGTCCCCTGTCATTAAAGATGCTATTAACTTACCTTCTAAAGAGAAGGCTGAAGTAATTGAGATGATGAAGATGGATGATCTTCGTAACAAACAAATGGATATGAAAGACTTTATTGTTTCTTTCCAGAAGAGATACAAAGGTCGTAACCCTACTGATCGTCAAGTACTGTCTTATGAGTCTTGGAAAAGGTTACGTACCTTTTCAGCAGATATGCAAGACTACTCTATCTTTACAGAGAAGCATACAAAAGGATATCGTAAAGGTAAGTTAGTTGTAGATGGTGAAGAAGTTCCCTTTGATGAGCTTGGTCCTATCCGTCAGGTCGAGAGTATTGACAATACACGTACAGCTACCTTCTTTGATACAGAAACAGGGAAGGTTAAGCACGGGGATGACATCGGGTACGGTGCAGATACTATGAAGAAGAAACTCAGTGTAGATAAAACACATGAGTTGTTTCAACTTGATCGTCCGTATGAAGGAGCTACTCACATCTTAGCTAAGAAAGGTAACGTAGTCTTAGAGAACCTACCACTCCGTTTAATGAAACGAACAGATGGTTGGAACAGAGAATACGACTTCAACTACTTTGTACACAGCCCTGTTGTTAAGACTATATCAGGTAAAAAGGCAGTTTATAATCATAAGACAGTAGGCGGTGGTAAAACTCTACAAGAAGCTCAGAAGATTGCTGATGATGTTAACGAAGCTGTGCGCTTAACTGTCCGTAAAGCAGACGGTGATGATAAACTTGTACGTCACTTAGGGTTTGAAAGAGGTATTGAAGAAATTGAGGAGTTGATCCAAGCTGGTAAACTTGACCCTTCTCACCCTGTACAAGTAGCCTTTAAGAATGAAAGTATCAGAATTAAGAACTTTGATCCTGATGTTGATTTAGATTTAAGAAGCTCTGATACCTCCAACATGTCAGACTTCCTTGATAACCAAGGTTCTTTGATCTACTCCCGTAAAGGACCACGTATTCAAAGTGTACAAGGAGAGATAGCTGACATCATTGACCCTGACTTAACAATGGCTAAGGTTATTCAACAAACTGTTGGGAGGGCGAGTATTGCAGACTACAGAGCAACTGCCCTTAATCAGTGGACTACTTCTTATGGTAAGTTTATGAAGGATCGTCCCGGCCTATCAAGGGAGCAACGTTTACTAGGTGGGTTATCTGCTGATGACTTTAAAGAGATTCCCCCTGCCCTCCGTAACAAAGCTTTACAGTCTGCACAAGCTATTCGTAATCAGTTGTCACAGAACAGTGATTATGGACAGCTTTACCAAACTGCTGTACGTAAGATGATGGAGACAGCGGGTGTTAAGTTTCCTAAAGCTGCTAAGTTCGGTATGGATGCCCTTTATAGCCGCGATCCTCTGACGTTTATGCGTACAGTAGCTTTTGATAGTAAACTGGGTTTGTTTAACCCTGACCAGATTATCCTACAGATTAACCAAGCTGCTGTTATTGCTGCAATGGACCCTACCAATGCTCCCCGTTTGTATCAGGAAGGGTTCCACATCATGTTAGCTTCCTTCTCACCACATAAAGACGTACACTCTTTTATCTCTAAGAAGTTCTTTACCAACCCTAAAGAAGCCCAAGAGATGATTAACGTAGCTAATGAAACAGGCGTACTTAAGGTAGGTGGTGAGGTAGCAATGCTTGACCATGCTCATCTAAGTTTCGATACCCCACGTACTGCTACAGGGGCCTTTAATTGGGTCAGAGAGAAGGGTCGTTTTATCTTTAACAATGCAGAGAAGTTCAACCGTTCTATTGCATTCTCTAAATCATGGAATGAACTACGTAAAACTAAGAGTGTTGAACAGCTTAAAGGTATTGAAGGTAAAGAGCAGTTGATGCTGCTCACTGACAAGTACTCTAACTCAATGACACAGATGAGTCAGGCACGTTGGCAGAAAGGTGGGGCTGCACTACCTATGCAGTTTATCTCATACCCTTTAAGGATGATTGAGAACATACTCCCTGAAGCAGTGGGAGGGTCAACCCTGTGGAAGGATCAAAAGAAGTTCTTAATGGGTGCTCACTTAGCTTTGTACGGGTCAGCTGCTGTACCTTTTGCTCAGGAACCTATGTTTGAGATGTTACGTGGTCTTGGCCTAGACCCTGAAGAAAACAAAGAGGTATTCAGGTTAGCTTTAGGAGGCATCTCTGATGCTTTCATTGCACATGGGTTAGGTATTGATAGTACCCAGTCTAACCGTGCTGCTATCGGTCTCTTTGTTACTGACTTTGTGAATAAACTACAAGGTACTGACTTTAATCAAACCAGCTTTATTGAAACGATTGTTGGTGCTGGTCCGTCGATTACATGGGACTTCGCAGAAGACGGTGCATCTGCTGTCATGTTAATAACAAAGGCTTTGGTGTCAGATCATGCTACACTAGGGGATATTACGAACATCGGACTAGATGCTATAAACCAGTTTGCACGGGAGAATGTCCAGACGTGGAACCGTACCAGTCAAATGATCTGGGCATTAAACACAGGGGCTATGGTCTCTTCTCGTTCATCAGGGAAGGTAAGTGACGTGGACTTCATGCAATCTGTTGGCTTGTTACTGGGCCTTCGTCCATCTGAGATGAGTAATGGGTTGATTATGAAAAACCTTCAAGAAGGACGTAGGCAGTTTATTAAAGATCAGACTGTTACTCTGAAAAGGCTGCATAACGAGAGGATGTTAGCGTTACAGAATGATGATATCCAGAAGTACGAAGAGATTAACAGGTCTATTGTTATTCTCCAAAGTGGTGGAGATCGTAGAGATAACCTTGCCGTCCTTAATCAAATGTATAAGACACCAACACACCGTACCTTAGTTCAAACATGGACTGACAGGTTTAATAGAGACATAAAGATTCCAGAACAACTAGAGTCTTTACAGCAATTACAAATATTAGAGGATTAAAACATGGCTGGTTTTCAAAATACCTTAACCGCAGTAACAGCACCCTCTGGTAGCACTGGGAGATCAAGTGGTGGTGGAGGTTACCGTGGTGTGTCTAATACAAACCCAGCCATACAAGGGGTATCTCAATTAGTGTCTGACCTAGCTCCTATGGCTCAGGCATGGCTACAGGATAAACGTCTTGAAGGTGCAATAGAACCTTTTACTAAGTTACAGGAAGCAAGGGAACAGACGACTGACTCTGCTTCCTTACTGGAGATATCAACTAAGTGGAAACAGGCAGAACTTAATCTATTAAAACAGGACCCAGAGTTGTTCCAATCTGTTACTCAAGCTTTCGGAGGTTCGACTATAGCTGCTCAACGTCAGCAAGAGAACGCAAGGTACGCTGGGTATGTGGCTGAAGGACGTGCACGTAACCCTGATAAAAGTATGTCTGATGAAGAAGCTTACAGAAGTGGCTTTGCAGCTGAACAGACTAAGATTAAATTAGCTGCTGATGTAGCACAACTTACGTCTGCTAAAGGTATGACAGAGGATGAGATTAAAACCCAGAAAGAACGAGGTACAAGGTTCGGAAGTATGTACTTTGATACTGTATTCTCAGAAACTCTTCAAGGTTCTTTATCAGAGTTTCGTAAGAATATTGAGAATATAGGTGAGTTAACCCCTGAGTTATTTAAAGAGTACCAAACCACTGTATCTCTTTTAGGACAACAGGTAAGCACTGCTGAACGGCGTTTGAATGATATGATGGTGCAGAACGGTACACATAGTGATGTTACTAAGAGTATCCTTGAGTCTTACCAAACAGAAGCTAAGAATATCATCTCAGGGTTCAGTAATCTTAAAGACTCAAGTGCTGTTTCCAACTACATGACTGTACATAATGCTTTTGAAAAGAAATTAGGCTTAGACTTCATGCAAAGTGCTAAGCTTTTATCGAGGTTCACAGCTATTCCCGGTGCTGAACGTGCTATAGGTCTATTAGCCACTGACCAAGCGATGAATATCTTACCACAATTAAAGAAAGGTATCACAGAGTACCTTAATAATGGTCTTGCTCATGTAGGGGGTGACCCTGTCGCTCAACTTACTAAAATGATAGACACTATTAACAATAAAGATGCTATTTCTAACCTCTCTGAACCTAAAGAACGTGTTCAAGCTATTGGACTGGCTCAGGGTAAAGTACGTGAATTACAGAGCACTTCAGGTCCACTTACATTAGGGGATGCTGAAGGGTATGGTAACTTAACGTCTAACTTAGGTTTCGGTTTGTCTGTATTGTCTACTCACCAAGCTAAACGTACAACTCTTGAGACCTTATCTTCACCTGAACACGCTAAACGTCTTAGTGAGTTGCAAAGCTTTGATCGTAATGCTGTAACTGGTGTCACCTCAGGAGGTCTTCTAAAGACAGGCTTCGATGCTATTAAGAACTTGAAGGCTGAGGCGGCTGATCCTTTATCACGGGCTAATATCCAGTACAACTCAGACACAGGGCGATTGACTCATTCAAGAGAGATTGGAGGTTTCATAGAACGCACCCGTGATGTTAACAGAAAGACTGCATATGGTTCATCTGAGCCTGAAGCAGTGGAGATTGCAGCTGAACAGGCTGTTGAGCAGTTAAACCTAGCGCGTGAGGCTTACGTTATCCATGCTCAGTATGATCCTAACTTGAAAGGATTAAGTGAAAAGGAGCTAGGTGATGCTTTCTTTGCACAGCTACAGACTCAGGCAGGTTACGAGTTCAGTGGAGACTTGAAAATGCCTAAGCAGCTTACAACTCAACAGGCACAGGCAGGTATCCCTGCTACCTTTAAAGAACTGATAGCAGGTACTCAACTTGAGTTACAAGGTAACCGTCAAAAACTACAGGAAGGCAGTGAGTTTGGTACGACACAGTCTGAGGTAGTTAGTAAAGCTTTCCCTCGCATTGAAACTGCTAGTCAAAGGGTATTACGATGGAACAAGTAAATAATATGAGTCAAGAAGAACTTGAAGTTGTTAATATCCAAGGCCACCCTATACATGGTGACTTCGGTGTGGAAGTACCTGCTAATATGGAAGAGAATGACGTTAAGAAGTATGTAGATGGTCTTGATCTTGACCTGCTGCTTGGTGTACAACAAGATGATGAACAACTAGGAGTTACTAACGTGGAGAAACTTAAGGAGTGGGAGAACTCCGTAGGTGCTGGAAAGCGTAATGATAAGTGGTTCGCTCATGCCTCTCTTGAGGGTGGGACAGACACTATTGCCTATGGACATAAGTTAACAGCTGAAGAAGCTGAGACAGGTATCATCCAAGTCGGTGATAAACAATTTAACTACCGTGAGGGTCTGACAGATGAACAGAGTCAGGCTATACTTGATCAAGATGCTGGTTCAGCTAAGCGTGTGGCTCTTGCGTCACTTGCTAAGGCCAACCTGAGTGAGGATGACGGTAAAGTACAGGCACTGACCTCCCTTATCTACAATGTAGGCTCAGGATCATGGGCAAAGAGTAAAGCTAAGAAGTACCTTGAAGCAGGTAACATCGAAGACTTCATGCATGAAGCTTTCTCACCTGAGGTAGGGTTTGTTAAGATCAATGGTGATGTATCGAAGGGTCTTGTAAGACGGAGGGCTTCGGAAGCAACGTTGTTTGCACAAGGAAATATAGACAAGGGGGATAGCATTATGAGTCAGATACTTGATGCTATTAATCCAATCAGTTCTGCACAGGCAG